CCGGCGGCGGATTGATTAGCGCTGAGTACTGTATGAAGGCGCGTAAGAACGTTGTTAATGGCTCAGGACCGCTTGTGGTTGGTGTTGATCCGTCCAGGGGTGGCGATAGGTTCAGTACAGTTAAGCGCCAAGGCAGGAAGATGTACGGCCTTCAGAGCTGGAAGGGTGCAGAAGTAGATAAGCTAGGCAAGGCGGTATCGAAGTGTAAGCAGATACTCGACGAGGTTTGCCCAGAGGCCGGAAAGGTTCCCGATATGATGTTTATTGACGCTGGTTGTGGTGCTGAGATTGTCGATAGGCTGCACGAGCTTGGATACGAAGACCGGGTTAAGGCTGTAAGCTTTGGCTCAACCCCATTGAATGATAAGAAGTATAAGAACAAGCGTGCTGAAATGTGGGGTGAATTAAACCTCTGGCTGCGCGATGAAGATTTACCGGTACAGATACCGGATAGCGATTCTATGCAGGCTGATTTGTGTGCCTCTCCTTATTTCAGAGATAGCCATGATAGAATACAGCTACATAGTAAAGATAAGATACAAACAGAGTTCGGCTTCTCCCCTGACGAGGGCGATGCGGCTGCATTGACACACGCGCAACCTGTAGTAATTCGCAAGAAGGTTCGCAAACCCCAACAAGCAGCAGTGAATCACTATGCCTGATACAGAAAAGCTAAACGAAATACACGAAACGATTAGCCGTGACTACTTCGCGCAAGATGATCAGCGGGATGCAGCTAACGAAGACTTACGTTTCTGTGATGTTGACGGGGCAATGTTTGAAGACTGGATGCGCGAGCAATACGCATACCGGCCTAAGCTAGAGTTCAATAAGGTTGTTCAGGGTGTTTATCGTTACATCTCTGAATGGCGCGCTAACAAGATGGACGTTAAGTTCGTTCCGGATGATGCCAAGACCTCAGAAGATGACGCCCAGCTATTAGAGGGAATGTTCCGCAAAGACTTCCGCCGCTCTGGTGGTTTCATCTCTGTTGATCAAGCTGTACAAGAGCAAGCTAAGACTGGCGTGGGTGCGTTCAGGTTGTCGACTGAGTTTGTCGATGAAGAAGACCCAGAGAATGAAAGCCAGCGCATTATATTCCTGCCTATCTATACCGCTTATAACTCGGTGGTCTTTGATGCTAACGCAAAGAACATAGATAAATCTGACGCCAAGCATGTAACCGTGCTAACTCAGATGACGCAGGAAGCCGCCGAAGAAGAGTACGGCGATAAGGTATCGAGCGCGTTCACTCCTAATGATGAGAGTAGATTCAACTGGAGCAATAACAACAATGACCAAGTTTGGATTGGTGAGTACTACGAAGTAAGGCTTGAGAAAGTTGAAGCCATTATCTTTAAGACTCCGCTAGGTAAGAAGCGTACAGTTTACGCTGATGAGTTTAAAGACCTGATGGAAGAGCTGGCCGATGGTGGCTATGAAGAAGTAAGCCGTCGTAAGATCAAGCGCAAATCTATTTGGAAGGCGTTAATCTCTGGTACTGACTTCTTAGAAGAGTTTCACCGCATCCCTGGCAAGATGCTGCCTATCGTTCCTATGTACGGCTATCGTTCGTATGTGGACGGGCAAGAGTTCTATTATGGGTTAGTTCGTAAGCAGAAGGACGCCAACCGCTTATTTAATATGGCTGCCAATTCAATGGCAGAGAATGCGGCTACCACACAGAAAGAAATACCAATCTTTACTGAAGACCAAGTTGAAGGCCGAGAGAATGCGCTTAGCCAAATGCACCTTGGCAAGTTCAACTATGTGGTAATCAATCCTTCAGAAGATGCGGAAGGCAACACAATTGCAACAGGCCCGATTGGTACATGGGCACCACCACGCCTAGACCCCAATCACGCCGCAATCATGCAGTTAAGCGCTGATTACATACGCGAAGAAACGGGCGGCAATCCACAGGACGTATTAGACCCACAAGCTTCAGGCAAGGCTATCAACGCCGTTCAACAGCGCGTAGATATGCAAACCTTTATGCTGATGGATAACGTCAGTGTGGCGCTTACACGTTGCGGGCAGGTTTACCGCTCGATGGCTTCAGAGATTTACGCCGAAGAACGCTTGATTGGCATTCTCAAAGAAGACGATACCGAAAGCCGCGAGATGCTGTTTGATATTATCGTCGATAAGAAGACCGGGCAGCCAAAAGCGGTTAATGATGTAACTAAAGGTGTGTTTGAGGTTGTTGTTGAGACCGGGCCCGGGTATTCAAGTCGTCGTCGTGAAGCTCTCGAAACGCTAATGGGTGTGGCAAATATTCCGTCAGTGGCTAATGACCAAGAAATGTCCAACGCTGTAATGTTATCAATCATTGAAAACATTGATGGGCCTGGAATGGATGCAGCTAAAGAATTGGCACGTAAACGCCAGGTGCTTAGCGGTAGTCGTGATCCAGAGACAGAAGAAGAGTTTGCAATGGTTCAGCAGCAACAGCAGCAGGGCCAGCAACCAGATGCGATGATGATTGCAGCAATGGCTGAGCAGAAGAAAGCAGAGGCAGAGCAAATATCAGCGCAGACTAAGGTAATGACCGCTCAAACCGGGCAGTTCAAAGCTGAAACTGACCGCTTTAAAGCTGTACAGGAAGCACAGGCCACAGGCTTTAAGATAGAGAATACAAAGGCAGATACCACCGGCAAGCAGATAGATAACGCCACTAAGATTAGTGACGCTCTAACTCGCAGGCTTGGTGCAGGGCAGGCGTTTAGCCAGGGGATTTAGTGCAGGGTATTATGCCGTAAGCCTCGCTTACTATTCTTCCGTACTTGTCAGTGAAGATGTTTCCGCTTCCGGTTTTGTAGCTGTAGCCAATCACCTTCCCATCGTCTGATTTGATTGCGGTTCTGTTTGTGTGCTGGTTTATCGCCATCTCCTCGATACTAGGATTAGTGACCGGGCCTTTATCGGCAAGCCCCAGAATCTTTTTGTGTTCATCTTCCATATTGTCAGCATTTAACGATTGCTCAACCTTTTTAAGGTTCCCAAATATCCTATCAAAGCTATCATCAAACTCTGATTTAGTTACGCTCATTGGTCTTGGTTTGCTGCCTTTACTCATTTTCCCAATATCCTCTGCCAAAAGCTAGGCTTTTTATCAAAGCAATCCCCGTAATTAGGTATTGTTCCTATCGTTTTCCATTCGCCATACTCCACGGAACCATCGTGGTTAACTAGGTTGCACCTACATTGCGTTAGCATGGCGTTACCATCTCGAACGCTTCTTCTTTCTACCTGCCTGGCTCTTGTATCAATAAGAAATAGTTCACTCATTCCTATTCCTCTCCTATTGATTTCTTCCGCTCTTCTTCACGGTCAGTAGCCGTAAGCGTGAATACCTTATCTTTAAAGTGGTCGTGATTAATAACCACCTTCTGCCCACGGTCTGCAGCTCGGTAAACCGCGCCTGGCTGCTTGTTGAACTCTTCCGCCGTTACTTTCTTCGTCACTCGTCTAGCTCCTATAGCTCGCATAGGTGAATCATAGCCATATAGTAGTAGCAATTCAAGCCAACACTTAAACTTAGAGCATCCGGTTTATCCGTGTATCTATTCCACTTAAAGGTGAGAGCATGACAGAAGCAGCGGCAGTAGAGCAGCAAAACGACGATACCAGTATCTTAGAGCAGGCAGCGACCGACGGGGCGCAAGAAGCAACAGGCACTGAGGCACCAGAAGAATTTGAAGTCGAAATTGTTGGTCGTGATAATTCGCCATTATCAGATGTAAGTAAGCCAAACCCGCAGGATCGCATTATCCAGCGTTTACAGGGTAAGCGAGACAAGCAGGACGCAAGGCTACAGGAAAAAGATCAGCGCATAGCTCAGTTAGAGGCGCAGTTACAGCAAAACGTTAAACCCGCAGTATCCGACGCTTTCCCCACATGGGATAACTTTGAGGGCAGTGAGTCAGAACTAGCCACAAAACAAGCGGAATGGCAGCAGCGGCAAGTAACGCAAGCGGTAAACCAGCAACTAACTCAGCAGCAACAAGGCAGTAGGCAGGCAGCGCAACAGCAAGAGCAGCAGCAGCGTGTAAGTGATTACGCTACAGCGGCCTCTTCGTTAAAGGTTAAAAACTTTGATGAGTTGCAGGATAAGGCAATCGACGTTATTGGTGAGCAGTTTGCGTCAATGATTGTTGGAAGCTTAGCCCCTAAGAAGTCTGCATTATTGATGTGTGCGTTAGGCTCAGACCCTGTAAAAGCGCGAGAGTTACGCGAGTTATACGACCGTAACCCTGGTGCAGCAAGTGTAGAAATTGGCGAACTTATAGCGAACACGAACTTAAAACCAAAAAATAAAGCGCCAGCTCCCGAGGCGATGGTTGATAGTGCAGTGCCTAAAGGTGTTCAGTCTAGCTATGAAAAGCAAAAGGCGAAGATCGAGGCACAATTAGAAAAGGGCACATTGTCCACTAATGACGCTATTAGTCAGCTGCGGGAACTACGCGCATCGGCCAAATAATGAGGTGCCAATATGTCTAGTTCAGCGAAGATTGTAACGCGAGTTGCAGAAGAAATTGAAAAGTTTGAAGCTGATAATTTAATGCTTCGACAAACCGAAGTTAAACGCATGGGCGGCCAGCAAGGTCATCGCTCTGAGTTTACCGAATGGTACGACGTTCCACCTATCTCAACCACTACTGATGGTTTGAGCTTGTCGCAGTATAACGAGTTCACATCTATGTCAGTGCCGCACCGTGTAAGCACCTACACCAACGTAGAGTTTACATTGAACAACACTGATACTTTGGATAGCCCTGAGTTCAGTCGTAAGCTACGCTCAGGCTTGCAAGCTCTGGATAACCGTATCAACCGTGCTGTAGCAAATGCGGTAATGATTCGCGGCTCTCAGACTGTAACCAGCACAGCGGCTTTAAGCGGTTATTCTGATGTTGCAGCTATTGATACTCTGATGACCTCGCAAGACGTGTCACAGATTACCCAGAAGACCTTAGCGTTAAGTGCCCAGGCTTATAACAACATGGCTGGCGACTTAGCTAACCGTGATAGTTCTTTGGCTGGCAAAAACTTAACGGCTTACGAAAAGGCTATGGTCGGTGAGATCGCAGGCTATGACACGTTTAAAACGTCGTTCGTGCCTAATCTTGCTTTGGCTGCGGGTACTGTTGCGGTAGATGGCGCTCAGTCTTACACGCCTACAGGCTCAACCCTGGACGCTGAAGGTAATCCAACCAACACCGATAACCGCACAATGGTATTGACTGTTGACGATACCACTAGCGTAAAAGCGGGCGACAAGTTCACCATCGCAGGTGTTAACGCTGTTTCATTGCAGAACAAGGAAGATACAGGCGAGCTTCGTACCTTCACTGTTGTTAGTGTTCCAAGCGGCACCACAATGGAGATTAGCCCACCGGTTATCCCTGTGACTGCATCGCCAACCACTACCGGCACCCAAGCGCAAAAGGACTACGCAAACGTAACAGTTGCTGCTCCTGATACTGCTGCTTTGGTATTCCTTAATACTGCCAGCACTCTCATTAACCCATTCTGGGAGAATGAAGCAGTGTGCATTAACGTTGCGCCAGTAGTAGGCAGCGAGAATGATTTAGGCGGTATGATCTTAGCTAATCAAACCACAGACTTAGGCTTAAATGTTGTACTTGCTAAGCAAGGCGATATTGATGACTTATCTACCAAATGGCGTTTGACCACGTTCTTTGGTGTAACCGTTCGTGATCCGCTGAAGTGTGGCGTGTTACTTGGTAGTCAGCCATAAGATAGTGCGGGGGCTTCGGCCCCCTTTATCCATAAGGTATAAACATGGGCGTTAACTTTCACAAGTACCCTAAGTTCATTGATGGCAAATTAATCACCAGTGAAGCTAAAGAAAAAGAACACTACGACTCACAGGTAGTTAAAGTGATCGCAGAAGACCCCAAGAAGTTGCTTGAGGTAAAGATCAAAGACGAGTTCGATGTTGACCTTGACCTGCGAAAGTTTCGAGGCAAAGACGGACTAACGAAACTGCAAGCCGAATATGAGAGATTGCAGAATGGCGACAGCGAACAAGATACTCCAGAACAGCCAGATTGAGCTGGGCGTAAACAATACCCTCACACCATTAGAGGGTGAGTTACAGCAGGCGTCGTTTGATGCGCTTGTTGATATGCTCAATGAGTGGGCTGAAGTTAACATAGCTCTAGGCATTACCATTCCCACAAACCCAGCAGATGAGCTAGGCAATCCTGCAGGCACCGATACAGCGCTAAGCACTCAACTAGCCTTATACACAGCCTCAATTTTTCGGATTGACCCATCGCGCACGCTAAAGCAGAAAGCAAAGAAGTCATGGCGTCGACTAAAGGATGCTTACGGATTGTGGCCAGTTCAAACGATGCCTAACAGCTTGCCGCTTGGGCAGGGCAATAAGGGCGGCCCACGTACTCGCCGCTTTTTTCCAAACGATGATCAACTTGGTATTAACTCTGATGCGGGATTGGGTGTTTAGATGGTTCAGTATGTAATTCCAGGGCAGAAGCTAACCGGCACAACGTCGTTCGATGCTGGTGACGCGCTGGTTAATTATCCTGCTGATGGCTCACCAGCCAAGAAGATAGAGTTTCAAAACTTTGTAAATTCAATATCTGGCGAAATTAATGGTGGTTACACTAAAAACTTAGGTTGGGAATTCTTTTTTGATACCCAGTACTTTGATGAGGCCAATGGCTTTGATATTACTGCCGGTGAGTGGACGCGAATACCGAACAATCAGGGGTTCATACTTCCACAAGCAACAAACCTGCCCGAGGGCGTGAGTTCATTTTATGATGTTGCCAATCAGAAATTACTATTCGATAGTGATTCCGCTTGGTATTCTGTTGTGCCAGCTTTTGCGATTGTACCAGCTGCCGCCAACTCGTCATTACAGATGCGCGGGCTTGTTGACAGCTCGCCGACACCTGGACCGTTTTATGGTCCGAAAGATATAAGTATAAAAGGTGACGCTGGGGTTGTTACCGTTGTCACCGAAACTTCAAGTTTTATGAGTACCGGAAGCGTTGCCGAAAATGGCGTATTCTACGAGCTAAATTGTTCAGCTGACGCCACTTTATATTCGTTTGCATATTTAATCGGTAAGCAGGTCCAAAAATGACGGATATTCGTGTTTATTTTGACAGTGCTGAAAATGTTGTTCGTGTCGATGGTGCCCGCGAATTCTTTCCTGGTAGCGGCGCATTGCTGGCAAGTGCTGACCCCATTAGGCCGGCAGATAGAATCATTGTTAAGTACGTCGGCCTCATTGACCAATCAAACTCAGTAAGGCAGCCGCTTGGGCCGATAGGATACGAAAAAATACTAAAGCAAAATGGCGACCCTGCTGGCGCTGATGTTCCTAGCGTTGTTAACTACCTGAACGCTCAGTTTG